GCTATCGCGATCATAATGACGCAGGATTAGATTATTAGAGCGCGACCAGCGCACCTCGATATTATCGCCTACGTCAGCTTTATCCTTAAAGGTGTTTAGGCCGTTCCAGTCAAGCCCTAATAACCTGGCTACAGCTATCTCAGCGCCGTAAGCCATCTGCATCTCGTACTTACGCTCGTAGTCATTTTTCCAGGGGACGGCTCTCGTGTGAGGGTTATCCGTTTCCTGTGTTTTCTTTGACCACTTGATAAAGAAATCTGCAGCTTGTCTAGCTAATTTCATATCAAGATCGTGTAAGGGTAGTGGCCTCATTTTTTCCAGGGCTTACCATCTAAAGACATTGGCGTACATTGTTCAGTATATGGCTTACGCTGACAAAATAGACCCTCGTATGGCTTACCGCTGTTGCTTGTCCCAGATCTATAGACGCGGCAGGCCATCTCTCGATGGTTGCAATATGGCTCACCCTCAGGCGGTACTACTTTTGTAGGCTCTGCCTCTGGTCGCTGTGAATCTAAAAAAGCTGCTAGCTCAGGGTTATCAGTCTCTACAGCTTTAAGAGGTGGTACAGAGCGTAGAGGTGGCGTGAAAGGTGTAGACGCCAGCTCTACGCTCGAACCGTTGCTATCTGCTCCCCAGAGATCGAGAGCGACGCCAAAACGCATAGCAGCATTTTTTATAGCGTCACTGATAGCGGTCTTAACCGCATCTGCCCCTTTTTGATGCGGCTCAGATGCACCGTAACCGATCCTAGTCACGCCGCATACTGTAAGTCTTATCCATAGGCCGTTAAATTCATCTAATACTGGAGCGCCATTATCAGCCATAGCCATAGGCTGCCAATACCACGCAGGATCTACAGAGATTAATCTATCCGTTACTACTGCGTGATTTATAAAATTATAGGATCTCTGTCCTACATTTTTTGCCTCTATCTGATCATCTCTAAAAGGCGCTCGTAACGCTTTAGCTTTGTCCTCGTTCATTTACTCGATCTCCTTACGTCTCTGTGACTCAACATAAACATTTAACCATGGTAGCGACGCTACCCGATGCTCTCGTATTGCATCTAATACAGCTGCTCGACCCTCAGGAGAGAAGCGCGTAGAGACGTATGGAGCTTTAGTATCAAGGCCTATAAAAGGTAATACCTCACCTGTCATAGTGCTAAATATCTGGCTCTCAGGTGTTATAGCTAAGGTGTCTAAGAATTTCTTGCGAAATGACTCACGCACCTTAGGCTCTATCTCGCTAGGAAAATTCTCAGTAATCCAAGTTATAAAGGCCTTATCGTCAGTAATTACAAAAGATACATCTCGACTAACTAAAGTTATTTTTGCTACCTCTTGATTATCGATAATGGCTTTTGTCATATCAGCGCCTACATTAGTTAGCTCATCTTTAGCTAATTCTCGTAATGTATTACACGCCTCTGTAACTGCATCTTTTATTACGGTTAGCGCTGCTAATTCTGAGGCTATTTCTTTTAAGTTCATTACACACCTACCAGATCTGAAATTGGTTTAATATCGCTTAGGTCATCGACCAGGTAGTAACTACCGCTAGGATGCTTAGATGGAGCAGCTACTACGTAACCGTTCCACTTAATATCTACACCCTCACGCCATTTACCAGGAAAAGTCATATCGGCAGATGCCCAGTAGTAGTAATGGAATCCATTACCTGTCTTTATACGTCTGGTCTCTGTTAGGCCGTCTATCGTGCCGCCATTACGTAGATCTACGTCAAAGACGACTAGATTAGATGGCTTACAGGCTATGCCTATGTTTATGTCAGGCTCAGCCTTGAACCACTTATGAATAACCTCTATATCGTCTGTGGCGCTATGTAGTCCACGTGGAGCGAATCTCTTATGAGGCTGTTTAGCTGCTACGCCTAAAGGTAAAATCTTAAAGCCTAGAGCTGCATATGTAATCGCGTAATTATAGATACGGTTCATTATTGCTCGTATCTTGTCGATGGATGCCTACGAGCCGCTACGCGACCACGCACAAATCCTCTTTGATGACCGTTATAGTGACCGTAATAATAACCAGTCATAAAAATACCTATAGCACATAGAAATATAAATAGATCTGTGTACTCTTTTATAAATTGCATATCTGTCCCTTTGTCTGGAGGGTTGAGGGGTTCCAGACCCCTTAATGGTACTACTGCCTCCAGACAGTCAAGCACCGAGACACGCCGACCTCTAGGGTTACTTTAGGGTTATAGCCCAGGCTGTTAAGGAGCGCTGGATTACCTACGCGGTAGGCGACGCCTTTAGGAGCGCCTTCATCGACCTCTACGACTGGTTTATAGCCAACCTTGCGAGCTACTATGTTAAAGAGCTCCATAAAGGTCGTGGGCCTGCCTGTAGACAGGTTTATGTTTATGCTCATACGGTCTTTAGCCAAAAGTAGAGAGGCCTCTACTATGTCGTCTATATGTATCCAGTCCCTAGTAGTTAAGGCTGATCCCCAGATAGTAAAAGGGTCGGCCTTACGAGCAGCTCTCTCCATAAAGCTAGGAAATGGATACTCTAGGCTCTGATCCTCACCGTAACCGCTAAAAGGTCTAAGTACAGTAACGGTTAGGCCTTCACGTCTTAGATGATCGCAGAGCATCTCTCCAGTCAATTTAGCCCATCCGTAGGTATAGTCTGGCAGACGTATATCTCTAAGGTTTATATCGTTTTCTGTCAGCATCCTTTTTAGATCTAAAGTCTGTAGCTCTACAGGATAGGCAGCGCTAGAGCTAAAGTAGAGAATATGTCCAGGCTGTGTACGAATCGCCCAGGATGCCATCTCGCTATCTATTGATAAATCTACCGCTAGAGATAGCGGACTACCCTCAATAGTCTGCCTACCTCCTACGACTGCCGCAAGATGGATCAAAAGGTCGAAATATGTGTCATCGCGTCTAAAGAAATCTCTAGCATCTATACCGTCTTTTATGTCGACATATGTGACGTTATGATCTAACAGAGCGAACGTAAAATGACGGCCTACGAAACCTCTATGACCAGTGATTAAAATTTTCACGACAGAGCCACTATTAAGTCTTTATAAAACTGGCTGTTTATAAAGTCCTCGTAGATTAACCTATCGTGGCTGTAATACTGCTCAGAATTAACGCGTGCGTAATGATCATCCATAGCACCCTTAGCGGCTAGTGGATGCATATGCTCGATTACTATGTTTTCTGCATAAAACAGGCCATCAATATCCTGGCCTAATTTTTTCCAAAAATTATCTAGGTATAGATGCTTAGCCTTAGGCTGACACATACCTTTTAGGTTTTCCACTATGCCTCTAGTCATTAAACAGGCAGTAGGTAGATTAGCGCCTTGCAGTAAGTCATTACCGTAGGCTATTCCCTGTCTATTACCTGGTATTAATAATGATAAAAGGTAATCCCAGTAATTAGTACGCGGTACGTGGTCATCGCCTAAAAATCCAAAATAGCTATAGCGCTCATATTTACTATCGTCTAGTAAAACCATCGCAGCCATATTTAGAGGCTGAGCCATACCAGCGGCAGTTATGTGATTAGTTATTATGTTTATGTCGTCTATCGCTTGATAATCGCGTAGCGACCAGTCATCTATATCGCAGACAAAATATAAATCTGCTACAGCTTGAGTATCTTTCCAGGCTTTAAGAAGCCTTTTTGCGTTTTGTGGCCTTCCCCTGGTTGGTACAATGAATACACTTTTTTGCATTTTGTCCCCTTTGATCGTGGTCTTTAAGATGCTGGAAAAGCATACGCCTAACCTCTCTTAAATCGCCTAACACTTCATCGGCAAAACCATTAGAGACAGGGCGACTATTCTTTTCTGCACGTGAGGCGAATATAGCGGCTACCCCTGATATGGTCGCAGCCGCTATAACGCCTAGCTGAATTAAAAGATTATCCACGTCCTAGCGAATCCTTAGGATTTAGATACCGCATAAGAGGCGGTAATACGGCAGCTGCCGCAGCGCTAGTTAAACCTTTGACAGTTAAATCTCCAGTAGCTAAATAATAAGCTAAAGCTGCGCTAAGCGCGGCGCGACCCCAGGAAGCCGCCACCTCTTGCGCTGTCTTGATCTGTTTTTTCTGTTTCGCTTTCATCGGTCTCCATCTCTAAACCTCTTACTAAGGTTTCGACTTGCACTGCATTTAGAGCTATTTCAAAATGCATCTCATCCTTACGATTACGATAATTACCGCCCCATCTTAGACCATATTTACGGCATAAACGGTTAATTACCTTTACTTGCTCCTCATTAAAAGTACCTACAGCTGCTAGGGGATGCTGTGTAGCATTAAGATCTATTGCAGTACCGCTACTGTGATTAGAGACTACGGTATTAGATCCTCGCACCTTGCGATAGCAATAACCCCAGTCGTCCAGGGTTTTACCCTCATCTATAGGCTCGACTAACTTATGGAATTCTGCAGCGAAACCAATTAGCAAAGGCGCTACAGGTTTAGCTACACGTAGCTTTAGATCTGTACCAGGGACACGCTTACGAACTATATCTATAGCCTCTGGATCTGCAGACGCAGGCCATCCGTTAGCGCTCTTTTCCATAATCTATAAAGATTGTTCCAGCCAACTTAGGCTATCTTCATCCCAATACCATTCGCCCTCTGTTGGCATTGGTGTTGGTGCTTGCCAATTAAATTGATTATCTAAAGCCCAACTAGGGTAAGGCTGTGGCGCTATAAACACATCATTGATGGCATCATAGGTATAACCAATGCCAGCATATTGCTTGCGTATGTTGTTATTGTATGAAGTGCGCTTGCAGGTTTGACCTCTAAAATTGCCATACCAAGTTTCAGTATCCAAATTTTCAATAGTTTCAGTTTCATCAATACCTGTGATTACTTCGCTAACCACATTGTTTTCATCTAAAAATGCGTAATGTGCCATTACCAGCTCACCGTTCCAGTTCCAGCAGTAAAAGTATAAATCTTATTACCGCCTGAAGTAGTTGATGAATAAGTCAAACCGCCGCCAATAGTCATATCTTTTTTCGTTTCATCATAAGAAATGATAACGATTCCTGAACCGCCTGAGCCACCTGCGGATTTCTGTGTATTACTTCCCCCTTGATTTGCACCACCACCGCCACCGCCACCGCGATTTGCTGTGCCATTACTTCCTGCCACTACGGAAGTGTTGGTAGTTGCACTAGCACCAGCGCCGCCACCCCCATTACCCCCAGCTCCACCAGTAGAAGTTCCAGCATTTTCGCGCCTTGCTCCACCACCGCCACCACCAGCATAAGTTGTTGATGATCCGCTTATTGATGATGCTGTGCCTGCGCCGCCTGTTTGACCATTATTATCTACTGCAAAAGCGTTGCTATCGGTATTAGTTCCAACGGCACTTGCTCCACCGCCACCTGCGCCGCCGCGAGCATTACGCCCATCTCCACCTTTGTTGCCTTGTCCAGCAGTTCCGCTTCCACCTGTTTGATTTGATGAAGTGCCAAAATTGAAAGATGAACCGCCACCTGATCCGCCTGTGCCACCTACGCCACCGCGAGTTTGACCGCTTGCGTTGCTTTGGGTTGCACCGCCGCCACCTTTAGTAGATGTAATGCTTGAAAAAACTGAATCATTACCATCTGCACCATCGGCCTCAGTAGCACCGCCAGCACCGCCAGCACCAATAGTTATAGTGTAATTAGTGCCGCCTGTTACTGCAAAACCTGATGCCGTTCTAAATCCACCTGCTCCACCGCCAGCAGCAGCAACTGAGCCAGCAGATCCACCTGCGCCGCCACCGCCAGCTACTACTAAATACTCAACTGTGCTAGGTGCAACTGCAACTAATTTACTTGAAGCAATAATCCCTAGTAGTGTCATCAGGCAATATCTCCTACAACATACCAAGTGTCGGTTGCGACCTTGATACAAGAAGCGGCTGAAAACTGCGCCCTCAACTTAGGAGTTGTGGCTGTAGCTCCTGTTGATGAAATCGTTGTAGTTCCAGATGTAACAGCTTTAATTGTAGTTTGACCTGCACCAATTTGAATAACATTTATTACTGTGCCAACTGGATAAGCCACATTTGCATTTGTTGGAATCTGAAAATCATTAGCACCAGCAACGGACATAGTGACCAGTTTGTAGGCATCACCTAGGACAACTGTATAAGTAGCAGTCTGAGCATTTAGAACTACTGGAATGCCAGCAGAGTAAGCAAGTCCTGTGGCTGCTCCACTATCCGCTACAAGTGTGTGGCCGTCTGTACCTACTGCTAAACGTGCTACGGTGTTATCTGCAGTACCTACAATTAAGTCGCCTTTAGCATCCACGATCGATGCTGATATACCTGCAGCGTCTCCAAAAAATAACGCTGCTGAATCGCTTACAAAATAAATAGTTCCTGCGCTGTATTGAGATAGAGCTAAAGATGCAGAGGTATTTACTGTCGCTGTACCAGCTGTAATAGTTGCTGTACCTGCTCCTCTATTTTGAATTACTAACGTATCTCCAGCGTCAAAGAGTCCGCTATTGACAGTACAGGTAACAGATCCAGAGGTATTAAATTCTATGCGTGTACCTTTATCCGCTGCCGCTAGTGTGTAGTTAGCAGTCTTGACGCTAACGGTCTGGTTAAAATCGTTAGCTTGAAGCGAATTGACCTGAGCTGCGGTAAGTACCTGCCCAGTGGTAAAGCTTTGTTTAGACATATATCTCCTTAGTAAGCGAGCGAGTCCTCGTCTAGTAGGCCATCTACTAGAGAGTCTAGCACGAAGCCACTCGCGAAAGGTTGCGCGGTGGTAAAAGTAGTGTTAAACGAATTAGGGGTAATGTCATAAGCTACGCCAGTAATTACGGTATCGCTCTCTACGTTACCACCTTGCAGTACCTGTATAACAGTAATGGGATCATAAACGTCTAGCTCTAGCGCTGCAGTCACGCGGTTTGCATCTGCGCCATCATAAGCATCTAGGGTAAGAGCCTCTAGCCGTAAGTCTGCTCCTACCTCTTGACGACTTGCGACGATCATAAGCGCCTGATCTAAGGCATCTGTATCAGTCTGCGCTATAGAGGTACGGTTACGGCTATGCTTAAAAAATGTATCTATACTGTCGACGTTATTTACTGTCTGAGGTGTACCGCCAGTGCGTGTAACAGTGCAGCTATTTATAAGTCCAAAATCTGATAAATCAAAAGCTACTTTTTGATATGTAATAGTCCCTGGTAGACCAGAGTCGCTAAAAACAGTAGCAGTACCGCCAGAGGCTGTAATTATGTCGTCCCTAGACTTAAAGGTGGCGTAGCCTTGCTGATTTATATAAAAGGCTCCTAGATCCGTAGCCTCGACTGTCTGACAGGCTGCCAGAGCTGTCCTAGTAGTGCCTGTATCAGCCTGTACCGTAGTGGTACTGGTCGTAGATATAGCACGCATACCTCCAGGCCACTCAGC